TTGTCGCCTGTCTTCTGATCGTCTTTCTTCGAGAGCTTCTTGGCTTCCATATGGACTGCCTCGTTATACTCTACGTACTTGTCTAAGGACTGAGAAGGTTCCATGTCAGCGGGGCGAGTAGGGAACTTATCGACGTCGCCCTTGAACATCTTCTCGTAATCTTTTGTCTCAGAGTCTTTCTGGACCAAGTGCTTCATGCCTGAGTCTTGAACCTTGTGAAGGTCCTGAGCGAAGTGCTTAGCGTCCTTGGTCATGCCATCAGACGTCTTGTCCTTAGCACCCTCGGTCAGATCAGCGCTCTTACGGCCGACGCTCTTGATAGCGTCCATGAAAGATCTACTAGTCATTTGTGTCGTCCTCGTCCTGTTCGAAATCTTCTTCTTCAGAATCTGCGAGCTGATCTAGCTCAGCGAATAAGTCGTCTGCATTCGAGTCGATGAACTCGTCATCGTCCTGCGGAATTTCCATGTCTTCGATCTCGGCTTCGGTTCCTTCTCCGCCTTCTTCGTCAGAGGCGTAGGTGCCGTAGATGGACTTGGCCACGTCGACCTTCATGCTCTGTAGAGCGTCTAAGGCCCGAGCGTTCATCATCGCGTTGACTGCGTCCTTGACGCCGAGAGCGTTGCCCTCTAGTGAGTTCGCGAGCAGATCGGTCATGAAGTCATTAGAATCGGTCATTTCATCATTTTCCATAATTACTTCTCCTATTTATAAAACTCGTTATCCAGTCTTCGGTTGTCTCGGCGGGACTGGGAACTGACCGGGTTGAGAGTTCATCGGCGACGGAATAGCAGGCGGCTGCTGAGCACCCGGCTGCTGAGGCATGCCGGGCTGACCTGACATATCAGGCTGCAGAGGCATTCCGTCCGGTCCAATCGCACCCGGGTCAGGCATCGGTGGGTTGAATATCGGGTCGTTCTGTTCTTCGAGGATCTTCTTACGCTCGTCTTCGATCTCGTCATCAGTCATATGTAGGACGTTCGTCTGAACCCAGTGATGAGAGTAGAAGAGACCGATATACGGCTGAACACCCTGCAAGGTAGCCACTCTGCTGTTGATGATCTCTGCATCTTTCAGCTCAGAGTAGTAGTTATCCTTGTTGAAGTCGAATCTGAGCTTCTGAGCGATCAGAGTCCAATCTTCAGGAGTAACGACTCCTTTAAGGAGTAGCTGCTTCTCGAGAGTCCTGAGGAACAGAGCAGAGAACTTGAGACGCAGGCGATCGATGAACTTAGAGAACTTGACTTCGTCTCGAGAGATCTCAGCAGACCTACCAAGATTGAAGCCACCCTCGCTCTCCATACGAGCGAATGGTACGTTGAGAGCCTTGAACAGTTTCTTCTGGAAGTAGCGTACATCTTCGATCTCGCCGAGATTCTGACCGGCAGGAAGAGTGGTGATCTCGGTACCCTTGCCGCCTTCACGGCGCGGCAGCCAAAAGTCTTCTAGCATAGTCATGAACTTGCGGTCGTCTCTGATCTCGCCAGTAGACGCGTCGTAGACGAGCTTGTTCTTGAAGCGAGTCATGACGTCTTTGAGGTACTGCTCAGCCTTCATCTTAGGCAGGTTACCGACGTCGATATAGAACACGCGACGCTCAGGAGCACGAGAGATGCGGTAGATGACCGTGGCGTCTTCGAGCGCCTTAAGCTGATTGAGAGTTTTAATGGCCTTGTGGAGGTAGGACAGCATCATCGTA